AGATTTCCAAGTTTCGCCATAATCTTTTGAAATATAAATTCTTCCAGGTGTAGTTATATAATCTCCAGCAATTTGAAATTTTCCATCTGAAGACATGTCTATTGACGCCCACTGTCCAGATGGACCTTTTGCAGTCCAATTATATCCAGAATCATTTGAAACTAAAATTTTTCCAATATAACCATTCGATGTCCAATCGCCTTCAATTGCTGTTATTTTAGAGCCATCATCAGACATTGTTATACCGAAAATATTTCCACTTTTTATTATGCTCCAATTATTTCCAGAATCTGAAGAATATACAATTTCATTAATACCGTTTTCTGTACCACCTGGTGTAGCAGTAAGAATTGCTAACACTCCTCCATCGCTAGACATTTTTAATTGTTCTCCCCACCAAGGACCAGCGGAGGGATTAAAAGTTGGATTTGATCCAGAATAGTAATCTAATCCTGTCGCCCAAGTTATTCCACTGTTTGAAGAATAGTAAAGTTTTCCACAATGAGTGATTGCAGATATTTTAGACGCATCGGGAGAAATGGCAATATCTGACCAACCGTCAGAATATGGATTAGGGTGATTAAAATTAGATAAAGTACACCAAGTATTTCCTGTATTACGGGATATGTAAATAGACATCCAATCATTTTCGCATGACCAATTAAATATTGGAGCTAAAAGCATTGTAGATCCATCGTTGGACATTTCTAATGCAAAAGAACCACCAGAATGAGGCAATGAACGACAAGACCAAGTTTTTCCAAAATTATCAGATACTAGAAAGCAACCAAGATTTGCCGCAACTTGAATCTTTCCGTTGTACGAAAGATTTAAATTGTCAGCTCCAATCCCAATCAAAGACTTAGTCCAATTTGATGAAACTTCATCTATTCTTGCAAAAAAACAACCTTGATCTTGCGTTACAAAACAACGGCGTGCGTAGCCCGTAGTTTCAAAAACACCTGTCTGTCCCGTGGCGACATAACTTTGTCCAGTTGTCCACGCCAATCCGTTCCAACATATTGCAGAGTTTGCGATTGTTCCATTTGGTAATGTTGTGCCACCGCCACCACCTCCACCAAACGCACCAGTTTGTCCAGTTGTAATAAAATTTCCCGTCTGAGATGCTGTGACGAAATTGCCAGTTTGTCCAGTCGTTACAAAACAACAGCGTGCATAACCAGTAGTTTCAAAAATTCCAGTAGCAGAAGAATCAACAAAAGAAGCTGAACAAGCACCAGATGTAAAAGAAATTGTATTTGTTACATGATTAAACTTTATGGCCATACTATATAAGTTTTACACTAGGCTTAAGAATAAATTGAATTAATTTTTAACAGATCTATTTTTGCCAACCATCTCATTTCGCTCGAAGCATCACCAACAACTTCAATCTTTAAAGATCCATCAACCTTACTTGCAATAGCGCTCACATCATAACTAGAATTCGTTCTCGCAAAAATTACTTTCGAAACACTATTAGTAAAATCAACAGAATCAAAAGAAACAGATTCAGTATTAGATCTTTTAATCATTCCCTTTAATTCAAACGAAGCATATTTGCCATTACCAGCACCAACAATATTTGCGGTAAATAAAATATGATTTTTTAAATCTAAATTTATAATTGAATCTTGTCCATCAATAAGAATATTAGTTGATGAAGAATTTGTTGTCGTAACTCTTCCTACTACAAAAGAATATTGAGAATCTCCATCTTCTGAAAATTTTCCATTAGAAAAAGCTACTTCTCCATACTGTTTTGTGATTATATTTGAACCAAAAGTTTGAGAATAATTTCCAGAAGCTATATTTCCAGAACCAATCGCTAAAGCATAGTTTCCAATTACTTGATTGCTGGCATTTTTTAAAGCATATGAATTTATGCCATTACCAGTTTCAAAAATAGAACTTGAAGTTGCAAACGATCCAGTTTCTCCTGTCGTCACATAACATGTTCGTGCATATCCAGTCGTTTCATATGGAGTTAAATCAACACTGTTTGCAAATGATCCAGTTTCGCCAGTTGTCACATAGCATGTACGCGCATATCCAGTTGTCTCGTATGGAGTTAAGTCAACACTAAAAGCTTGAATACCAGATGCCAAATCTCCAGTATTGTAAGCAATAAAATTACTTCCATTCCAAAGCGGAAAATCACCGCTTTCAGCACCACTAAACTTTATAACGTTTTGTCCGCAAGCATAACCGTCAGTTAAAACCGTTGTTAATTCTTGATTGCAATTTCTATAATAAATTGTTTCATCGGCAAGTTGAAGATACAGTTCACCACTACACAAACCAGTAACTTCTGGAACTCTTCCAGAAATAGCTGTTCTTCTTTGTAAAAATCTAAAATAAGTGGGCATTTCACATAATTACACTTATTTTAATAAATAATAACTAATTAAACGTCTTCGCCAGCATCATATATACCATCGTTTGAATCTGGCAATTGACCGTCTCCACCCCCAGCATCAATGGCAGAAGAAGAATAATCTAAAATAGATCCAGACACTGAAACAGATTCGTAACCACCCACTTGAAGAGGCTTTGCTTGATATATGTTATATTTTGCCACTAGACCATCTAATTTTTGTTTTGATTCTTTAGCTAAATCTCTATAGACTTTACCAACTTCATTTCTATTTACAAAAGTAATTTGATTATCACCATCAGAAACCGAAAGAATATTATCTCCAGCATTCGATGTTGCAGTTATGCCTCTCAAAATATTTCTAGATTGTTTGTTATAAAAATTATATAAATATATTTCTTTGTATATAGCTTGTTCCTCTAGTCCAAAATTTGGATTTTCTCCAGAAAAACTTGTGTTGAGAAAAGTATTTAATAAGCCTATATTTTCCGATAACCAACCAGAAATTTGACTATAACTTGCTGCAGTAGAATCCGAATCGAATTCTGTAACATATATTCCGCTAGCTAAAATACCTAATTGACTCATTAAAATATTTCTCCTAAAAATTTAATAGTTTCTACGTGTTCTGGATTATTTTTATCTAATTTAATTTCTTTTACTGGTTGAGGAATCAAATTTCTTCTAGAGTTTTTTGTGTAAGATTTAAATTCTTTAATTAATGAAGCTTTCAATCTACTCTTGTCTAAAAATGGATTCAAACCAACCCTTTGAGCTAATCTTTGAAGATCTGAGTGAGTGCCTTGTTTTAAATTTTCTTCAAATACTTCTAATTCATTTGTGCCGAACGGACTAATTTTATTTACACCCAACAATTCCTCTAAAGCTTTTTGTTTTTCTACGAAATCTTTTCCGTTTGTTTGTTCTAGATTGTCTATATTTTTCATACTATTTATTATAAAAAAAATGGCCGCTCTTTAAAGGAGCGGCCAAATTTTAATCTGTTAATTTTGACTAGGAACGCTTGACAATCTTACCGAAGAGTGCGCGTGTATCAAGTACCATACGACCTTCTTCAAGAGAGCCAAAGTAACCAATCTTGCCTTGACGGATGCTGTATTGATCGTCGGCAATCAAGCTGAATTCAGAACCATTTTCGCCATCAGTTGCTACTGCGCGGATTAATGATTCGCGATTACGATTGATACCAAGCAACAATTCGTCTTTAGTTCCATCGAAATCATTGCCAGATCCAGCATTAGCGCCAACATAACCACCATCAGCTTTAAGCCATTGGGTTGCACCAGCTACAGTGTCAAATACTGTGTTGAACTTTCTTCCGAGGCCAAATTCGTTGAAGATTAACAAATTGACACCATAGAAAGAAGGAACGCCACCACCATTAAACAATCCAACACGAACAGACTCAGGAGCGGCGATACCAGGGTTGCTGCCATCTGGAGTTGTAGCCAATACACCTTTGGTGCTGATTGGATTGTAAGCCATTGCGCGAAGTTCTTCTTCAATTTCTGGAGAAATCATCAAATCAGTGATTCCCATTCCAGATACTCCGTCAGCAGGAGTGCCTGCAGAAAAGGAGGTGAAGACTCTACGAGCCAATGTTAGAAGTTCATTCATGTCTTGAAGCAAGAAACGACCAGTTGCATTAGCTCTTTGCACATGCTTTTTGCCATTTGTTTCGGCATTTGCCAAAGATGTCAAAATCAAGTTTCCAGAAGTTCTTTCTTGTTTGAAAAGAATTTCTTGAGCCATGCGAGTGAAGGTTTTGCTAACTACATCCATGCGGCTCTTAGCTGCATAACGCTTATCGAAGCTGAGGGCGGAATCAAGGGTATAGGTAGTCAACTTCATTTCTTGAGTAACAGGCAACACTTGGTTAGTGGGAAGACCACCAGCTACTTGTTGGCTGTAAACAGTAATATAATCTTCATCAGTGATGTCGTAATACAAATCCAAAGGAATTGAAGGATTATCTTCAGCATTGAATTGAAGAGTTGAGAAGAGATTCGACAACACAGGAGCGTTGTTGATTACTTCAGCGAGAACAGGTCCAAGAAATTGCGCCAAAGCTACTTGAGCTTCGTATGCAACGTCACGATTTTTGGAGGCCATAGCCTTTACCAATTCGATCTGTTCGGGAGTTCTTTTGAGTGAGATTTTCATATCTTTATATTAAATTTAAATTAGAAACCTAGTTTGATGATCGCGTAAGAACCAGAGAACGCATCTCCTTGAGTTGAACCATCTTTCAACTTGTAGGAAATTCCATTGTCTCCTCTTGTTCCCTTTGCTAAAACTGTTCCAAGTGCCAAAGCGTCACTAAGAGCAGCTCCAGTAATTTTTCCAGCATTAGCTGAAAGCTTGAAAGCAGATCCAACAGTTAAAGATCCATCAATTGCAGTGGATGTTAAAGTGAATACGCCTCTTGTAGCGATTGGTACAGCTTGTCCAGGAAGTAGGACTTGATGATCAATAGCTTTTTGAGGATAATAGAGAAGCTTTTCACCATTCTCGTCATACTTTGCAGTTTCGAAGAGAGTGATTCCAAGTGGGAATCTATCGCCAGAAGCGGCAGGAGTTACTTTTAAGCTAACTTTTGGATAGCCATTAGCTCCAACATATGGAAAATCAGTTTTTCCTAAATAGGAATCTGAAGTATATGTAACTGGATCTGCATCCAAATCGCCAGCGCTGACTTTAACGAAAACTCCAGCATCGCCAGAATGAGTTTCTGTAATGCTTTGAGTAGCCGTTAAAACGCTATCATCGAGTGCGAACATGTTGATAACTTCATGCTCGTTATATTGTCTAAAGGGTAATAGTCTTTTGCCCATAATGTATTATATTGTTGATTTTTCTTGTTAAGAAATTGTGATGTTCTCTTTTTTGAAAGCTTCTGAGAATCTTTCGTAAAGAGATTTGTTTGGTTTTGAAGATTCTTGATTATTATTTGGAACTCCAGCTTCAACAGCTTTAGCTTTATCTAAAATTTCATCTACTGAATTCGAAGCTTTTGATTTTTGGAATTCGGAAAGTCTTTTTTCTACCTCTGCGTCGATAGCAGCCTTCATTTCTTTTTCTTTTTCTTCTTTGGCTTTTTTGTTTTTGTTTTTCCAAAGAACTGCCATTTTATTTTTATAAGCCGCAAAAGTTTCTTCGGATTCATCCAACGCTTGGATATCTGCAGCTAAAATCTGACGATCTTCGTCATCTAAATCGAAAGCTTCATCGATTTCTTGCATTCTTTGATTAAAACGAGCTTTAGCTAATTCAGATTTTTTCTGATCTTCAAACTCTTGAAGTTTTGAAAGTGCGTCAGCTAGCTGCTGCTTTACTTCTTCGACTGAAGCTTTCAATTCAAGTTTTTCTTTTTCGGATTGCTCTTGTGCCGATTTCGCAACATCTAATTGCTGGCGATATTCAGCATCTTTTTGTTTAATAGCTTCCGTAAAGGTAGCCGTCATGTTTGCGGCAGTTTCTTGAGAAACTTTCTTCTCAGTCAAAGCCTCTTTAACTTCAGAAATAAAATTATCTAAATTCATATCACTTTCTTTTTGACAATTTACATCGGTATTTTTTGAATGGGAATTTTTTTTGTTAAAAAAATGTGATTTATATTGATATACTTTGGCTTTAGGCTCTTCTTTAATTTGATAATTATCGCCTCTTTCCGTAATCACACCATTGACATCAGCGGCTGGATTAGTAGTAAATCCAATACCGAGAGGATAAACTTCACCAACAACTAACCTATAAATTTTTGTACCGTCATCTAATTTTCCAGACCCACCATAAGATTTTAATTTGCCCTTTAACTCATTGATTTGTTTTTCGTTTGTTATGATTTCTGCTTCTTTTAAATTTTCAGAACCTATTGCAATTTTATAATCATTAAAGCCTAATTCCCAGCTTGTTGATATTTTTCCATAATATTCGCTATTCACATCTTCTGATGAGGCTTGTAAAGCATTCACAAATTCCTTATTAACGAATTTGTAAACAACTGCGCCAAGCGCTATATTAAAAGCATCTGAATATCCATCAAGGTCTTCTGGAGTTAAAATTTTATTTTCTCCATAAGAGCTAAATCCAGCAGTTAAAATGTGTCCAACGACTTTTTCTTTTTTATGCTCAATATTTGTTGGTTTATGTTTAAAAAGTTTTGCAATTCTTAATGCAGTTTCTGTATCAATTCCATCATCGTTTTTATTAAAACGATTTACAACTGCAGCATTGAAGGCCACTCCCAAAAGATCAATATTTTCATTAAGGTCTACTTCGCTATTTGGAATAAGCGGAGCTAAATGTTCTAAAGATGCTTTAGAAAAAGTATCAATAATCGGGCAAACTTTAATTTGGCCGATTGTAAAATTTGATATATATTTATATTTGCTCATTTTTTTCTGAATGGTATAAAATTGCAGATGGATAAGTTTCCAATTCGTGTTCTCCAGAAATATCTAAAACCTCATTAATAGTTTGGAGTTCGATGATTTGACTTATATCGTTTACACAAGATTCTGCCGTTTCGTTCCAATCTTGCATTTCTGAAGAGCAAACAATTGACTCGCATAGCTTGTCTGCCATTTCTAATTGTGATTTATTTAATTCTTGTGTTTCAAATTTTTTCAAAAGTAATTTTTCAACATTATTTTTTAAAGCCTCAGCATTATATATAACTTTTTGAATATTTTTTTGTGAATAGCCTTTAATAGTTTTGCTTGGAGCTTTTTTACCAACTGGTCTTCCAGGCACTTTAGGTGTAGTGTTTTTAGCTGGAACGTTTGGATTAACTATTGCTGGAGAAGCTCCCGCTGGAACTTTCGGAGCTGGTGGAGAAATAACTGGAACTCCACCAACCAAAGGATTATAATAGCCCTTCTTTCTTTCAGAAACAAATTGATCCTGAGTTGCGCCAATTTCTTCAGAACTTGGGAATCTACCAGTATTAAACACATCTAAACCTTGTTGAGGAGTAATGATTCCTAGTTCCATTAATCTAGTCGTTATCCTTAATAATTCAGTTTGATCTTTTGAATCAATATCTGTAAACTTGGCAACAGGAATTTGCCTAAAGCCTAAATTTTTTGCAGTTCTATTTATTTCTCTTTGCAAAAAGTCATTTAAAAATGCTCGTCTAGCTTCATTTAATTTATCCATGAAAATCCGAGCCTTAACTTCCGTAGTGTTATATTTTTCACTACCAAGCATGATATTCTGCAATCCGTTTCTTATGTCCTCGTTTAATACTTGATATTTTTCGGGACCAATTATTTTTGAAATATCTGGAATAATAAATTCAGCTTTAGTTGTATAATCAGAAACCAAAACACGACCAACGCTTTCATTCATGAAAAGTTGCTGCATTGCATGAAGATTTTGTGGATTAATGCCCCCCTTTTCAGGTTCAGCGCCCATAGTTATCAATAAAATCACATTCTCGACAGTTCTTGTGATTGCTTGATCCATTTTTTGCAATTCTAATTTTGCATTAATTGGTTCTAATACGGAAAATCCAAACGGAACAGCAAAAGGCTCATAATCTTGTTTCTTGTAAAAACTATAAGAAACTTTTTCTTTATCAATTTCAACCAAAAGTCCTCTTGAATAATATTGACCCTTTTCTATTTTTTCCTTAACGTCTTTTGGTAAAGCATTAAAAACTTCTCTGTCATAATCGTCCTTTGGATTACGCAATCTTTCCATATCATATTCGGAAAGAATTTTCTGATAAGAAGTTCCGACAAAACTTAAGCTTCTTTGAGCTACGATATCAAACGGATTAAGTAAAATATATTTAATTGGTATTTTATCTGGCTTTAAACCTTCTGCGGCATAAGTTTTAGAAAGAGTTGAAAAATCATCTAGAGAAAGTTGGCCATCAATTCTGTAAAGAAAAATATTTCCACTTCTATAATATTCTCTAAAATACTGATCTTTTAAATCCCATAATCTAATTTTATTAAACCATCTATAAAAGAAATCTCTTGACGCTTTGTTGCCGCCATCTAAATAAATTTCAGAATTTGCAAATTCTGCCATAACGTCAATTGAATTTCTAAAAATAGCAACATTTGCATAAGCTTTTTGACAAAGTTCTATTGCTTCCCTTACATTTACGCCATCAGAGGCATATTCATAAGGTAATAATCCAGATCTAATGCTGCTAAATCTATTAACTACAGTGGATAAGGCAGACCTATTAACTCTTGAAGAATTATTTCTGTTGTCTGAATTTCTACTTGAATCTCCACCTCTTGAATACGAAGCATCAGAAGTATAAAAAGGCTCTCCTGCAGCTATTGGTGGAATTGAAATGCTTGTCGAACCTTGAGATATTTGAACTTGTTTTGGAAAATTTTTCTTTTTAAAAGAGTTCCAATATTCGGACTTTTTATTATACTTCCTTTTTTCAGACATACGAATTTATTACACTTAAAAGTTGACTTTAAAGTTACTTTATAAACATTGGCGTGAATGTAGTTGGTTTTTGAACTGTTACGTTCATCATATCGTAATAAACATTCATGATCCAATTGCCCAAAATAAGTGCTGAATAAGAATCTTTTCTCGCTCTATCTGGACCCTTTTGTCCTTTTAAATTAGGAGGCAAATCAAAAGTTTGAGTTCCATTTGTTGTGGTACTAGGTTGAATTAAAGCGCATTCAGCTTTAGTTAGATCCAACATGTCTTTTTGATGCTCAATAAAATCAATGATCTTTGCTCCAGCTCCTTGATTTTCATCTTCTACGCGCAAAAATTTTATATCATCTATTGGAATATTTTTATTCCTTTGTGTTTGATAATCATCATTCATCGCAGACCCAGCAAAAAATATTTTTTTGTGATCAAAGCCAGCTTGCAATAATTCATTTGCATATCTAATCCAACCAGAAGATGGTTTTCTTAAATGGCATATTCTCTTTTGAGATAAATTATATTGATTTCTGCAATTTCTAATCGCTTCATTATATTCTTGTAAATTTTCAAAATCGGCATCAAATGTTTCAATTTTTAACTTTGCATTTTTAAAAAGTTCACTTTCGTTTACAGAATTTAAAAACTGGACGCCGCCATTATAGTCACCAACCATACAGACGATATTGAAATGAGTTAATAAGTAATGAAAATAAAATATATGATCCTTTAAAGGGGTTCCAGCTATGGCGTAACTGTGAACAACGGTTCCAGTATTTTTTTCTTGATTTAATTTGATAACTTGTATTGCAAAATCGTCAGATCCTTCTGATTCTGACCAAGAAGGATCGAATGCTAAGATATATTTAGCGTTTGGATCACCAGCAATTTCAACAGATTGACCTTCTCCATCTTTAATTGTGCATGCGATCATTTTACTAACTTTGAAATATCCACTGCTATCATCTGTAAAAACGGCTCCATATTCCCTTTCGAAAGCTGATTCACTTAAAGTAGCTTTTGCTTGTTGCAATGCTGCAGCATCATATAATTGACTTGGCGCACAATCATAACTAAAATGCATTATTACTCTATGCGCTAAATTTTTATTATTTTCCGCATTAATTAAATTTTCGTATTCTTGATATATTTTATATAGATATTCAAACTTATAACTTGCAGAAGAAAGACCTATAATTTTGTTATTTGGCCAAATCGTTCTTTCATCTTCTGTCATTTTTCCTTCAGCAATCATTCTTGTCTCCATATTATGAATATTTTGCCTTTCAGTTGGATTTTCCACAACAGCCAAAAACGGAGTTATAACTTCCGTAAAAATCTTTTCTGGCATTAGCAAAAACTCGTCAATAATCATTCTTTGAAAACGAAAACCGCGAAGTTTTTCACCATCACCTAATGGAAGAGCAGTAATTCTAGATCTTCCAATTTCCATAAACCATTCATCATTACCTCTAGAAACTCTTGTAATAGCTTCTGCAAACATTGACGCTTTAACCGTTTTAGAAATTTCTTCAATCTTTCTAAAAATCATTTTTGCTTGACGAAATGATTTAGATATAATACCAATATGAACGCCTTGATGCATAATTGCATCAAGCACTGCAAAAACGCCAGTAGTAAATGATTTGGATAAACCGCGACTCCAGATTCCTAAAAAATAATCAGTCTGAAACATGGCTTTAATAGCCATGTGTTGAAATGGAAATAGTTCCACGCCAGTTAAAAGTTCGGAAGTAAAAGAAGGATTTTCTCTTAAAAATTTATACAATAAAATCTTAGCTTCTCTTTCGTCCAAGAAACCTTCTTTCTCAAGAATTAATTTATTAATGTCTCGATCTCTATTTCTACTTTTTTGCGTACCTAATTCCCAACTCATAATTTTTTTTCGTTAATGAAATATTGTAAATCAACATTCCAAATCTTTTTTCCATGAAATAAAATTCTTGGAATTAAATCTTCACTATTTTTTCTATTGCCAGAAAAAACAAATTGACAGCAATCCTTATATTCATGCTGTAATATTCGCATGTTATGATAAATATATTTCATATTTGCCCTATGAGCAGATTTTTTATTTGAATCGTCTATTTTTTTTAAGTCGCACTCTATAACAATAAACAAATAGCAATCCATTGCTCTGCATCTATCCAATTCTCTTTTAAATCTTAAAAAATTATCTTTACTTAATGTAGATTTAAAATCTCCTTCCGATTTTCTGTCAACAAATGTGTAATCAAAATAATCTTGAATTGCGTAGTCGCCAACATCAAGTTTTCTCACTATTTGATTTTGAAAAAATAAAGGTTCCTGTTCTCTGGTATCAGTCAGAATAATTAAATCTTTAATAAAATCATTTTTCCAAAATGTATCTGGAATTTTTTCGTTAAACATTGGTTTAGTTCCGATTTCTTCGCATGCAAATGTATAGCTTCTAAATAATTTTTTATATATCGATATGCTTGGAAGCATGCTTGTATATAATTCAATTTCATTTGGAGCAAAATTTAAATTACGACTTTTTATTCTTGTTGCAAGTTTATCTAGTATATAATTTTTTACAGTTTTCTGATTAGCAGTCGAACACCAAGCATAAAGTTCATCCACGCTATTAAAATCATACTCAAAATAAGATTCTTTATTTTTAAAAGGTAATAATTCATTGGTTAATAAATTTCTGCGTGAAAAATGCTTTACAAAATAATCGTGAAGATAAATTCCATGTTTTTTAATATGCGCATGGAGAGATCTTTCTGAATCAAATTCTTGCTCGCACTCTAAACAATTAAATGACATCTTCTTTTGAAATTCCTAAAACTCTAGCTTTAAATGCCGCCATGCCTTCAAGACGATCAGCCTCTTTTGATACTAGTTCTTTTTGCATTTCAGCGATTCTAACCATATTTTTTCGCTCATCTTCTTCTTGAAACATTTGAACAAGCGAAAGAATGGAAGCGTTTTCTCTTTGCTTATTCTTCATTCTTTCGGAGCGATCTCCTTGAAGTTTTTTTGTTAAAGCCTCAATTCTTCCTTCGCACTGATGATATTCGCCACTTTTGGCTTTAATTATTTCCGCTAATTTAACAGTCATTTCGTTCTGATCTTGCGCATCTTCAAATAAATCATTTAATTTATTTAAGTGTTTGCTGATGACTTCTAAATTAATAATTTCTTTACATACATTCATGTATAAATTTAATTCATCGGCAGTTAAATCTGGTTTATCCCAAGTCAATCTAACAAATTCTTCCTCGAAAAGATTTCTATCATCTTTGGAGGTATAATTATTCATTATTTTAATGAATCTAGAATTTGATAAATTAATTGCCATTTTATCTAAGCAATTTTTTTGATTTCTTGTTAATTTTAATTCTTCCAATTGTATGCCTGTTGAATCAAAGACTTTTTTAATTAATCTTGGATACGATTTAGGTGGGCTGTATTGCGTCAATAAGCCCGTTTCTTGACTTGGTATAAAATCTTCGTTAACTGTGCGTATATGTTCCAATACAGCCCTCTGTTCGGCTCCCAGCTTCTTTACCTGCCTATCTGGAAACAATAACTCCGCAATTGCAAATGAACTCATTCCATTTTCAGCAGATTGTATTATAAAATGCTTGTTAGCCTCCGTTAACTCAATCGCATCTACTTTCGTATGTTTTGTAGTTTTGTAAGTTAATTTATTTCTTACCAAGAATGCGCGTATTAACTTGCCTTCAATAGATCTACCATCAAGACTTTCGTCTTCAAAAACTTTTTTAGTCAAAATATTTAAATCTTTGACTAATTTATAATTATTTAATATAAACTGTTCTTGCTCAAATGTTAAACTTGAGGGCTTAGGTTCCATAAAAAACATCTTTATTTTTTAAAATTTCAGTCGCTTTTTCCCTGAAAAGTTTTTTTAAATTTTTAATTTGCTTATATCCTATCATTCTATTTTTCTCAGTAGTCTTGTAGCCCATGAACCGAGC